AGAACCAGCTTCTACCGTGCCATTCTTCGCAATCTGTATGAAAAGGTCTTGATTGTTTGCTGACGCAGGCTTGATCGTGGCGCTAACGTGGACAGCAACTACTCTAGTCTGCGTTCCGTTGTAAACAATCTTTCCTGTCGTATCTCCGGTAAAACCTGACTGTATGCCTACCGTAAACGTACCCGCAGCCTTGACTGGCGTTCCTGCCGTTGAAATCGTTGTAGCTGTAGAGTTGCCCTGTATATGAACCTGAGCATACGGCAGTGCATCCGCAGCTATCGTCACATAGTTGCTTGTTGAGGTGAGAGTTATACCGTCACCTCCAACAATACTTGCTATGTCAGGAGTTGCGTCTGTAGTGTTTAGTAGTAGAGGAGAGCCCGTGGAGTCAGCGGCAAAGTTATGCTTTATCTCAACGCCGTTCTGTGCAGATACACTAGCCAATATGCCAGCGCCGCTCTCGATGTTTCTGATCTTGTTTACCGTGCCGTCAATGTCCAGAACCGCCGTTCCGGTAGCAGCGCCAGTTTGCGTGATCGAGCCAGTAACACCAAGACCATTCAAAAAGTTTGTATATGTAATTTTGTAGTTCGTGCCGTTTACAAAATAGTCCATAAACGCGCCAGACTCTACCGTAGTCTTGGCTACAAAATCGGACTTCTTCCTGCCTTGTGATCTATCAACCATTTGTATTTAGCTCCAATCCTATTGCGCCAGTAGACTCAGCCAGTATCTCTTCTTCTGACTCAGGATAGAAATGACCGGGAAATCCAAACAACACATCTTCGTTTCCTGATCCTATCGGCAGCGTTGCAGGCATCTTGCTCTCGCCCATTGTCTGACCAAGCAGCCGCATTGTGTTGAATCCATCACGCGCAGCCTTAACCAAACCTTGAGAGATCACACCGTTGTAGTCAGGTGCAACCTCTATCGCCATGTTAGCAATCAATCCTCTAAGAGCGCCTGTGGGAATCGTTACGTCATCACCTAAGTCAGACACCTCTGTGAATCCTAACTGTATGCCCTGAGCGTCTAGCTCGGTCATGTAGTTGTTCATCGCAAAGATAAAGTCATTGTACTCATCTGGCTGAAGCGGAGAGTCGCTCGCCTGCACTAAAATTCTTTGTAAAGATGCCTTAGCAATCTGCGCGACAGTAGCCATTATTCAAACTTCATGCCTCTTTGTTTGATCTTGGTTTGCACATTTTTCGGCAACTCATTCATGTGAAAGAGAGGCTTACTTGACTTCGTATGCTTTTTACCTGAATGCAAAGAGCCGTCTGGCATTTTGTGATAATCGCCAGTGTGCAAAGTACCATCTTTGGTGTAGTGTGGAACGCCTTTAGCCATTACTCATATGTTCCATTTGAGTCTTTGTATGTTTTCGCAGAGCGCTTTTTTGGCTTCTTTTTCTTCTTGTCATTTTTGTTTCTAGTGCTTCTCATCATATTGCTACTCATGTTGTTCATGTCGCACCTCACTCGAATTTTGCTTTTGACTTGGCTCTGGATGTTTTTTTCGCAACCTTTTTCGGCTGCTTAGAATGTTGCTTGCCCTTCTTCAAATCGGCCCGCTTCTTGCGTGAAGTAGCCTCGTATTCTTTTTTGGTTAGCTTTTCTCTGGTCTTCTTTGGTAAGTATCTTTCGCCTGTTGCGTCCTTACCTTGCGTAGAGTTCTTGCCTGACTTTGTTCCCCAATCTTCGCCTGTCCATTTAGTTAATGCTTTTTGCTTTTTGGACTTGCCGCCTTTGTAGCCGCCGCCTGCCTTCTCATATTCTTTGACAAGCAACTGACTTTTGCGAGCTGACCATTGGCCGGGCTTGCCGCCCTTGCTGCTCGCCATTATTCTGTTCTTGATCTTCTCCCGGAGGGCTGGCTTGGTGTACTTACTCAAACTTAGCACCTTTGCTCTTCATCGACTTAGCGCCTTTACACTTCCAGCGCTTGCGACTCAAATTGTTAGGAGTGTTCGGGTCGTTCTGTTTTTCTTTGGGTAATCGCTTCTTGATTCCCAGACTGCGAGCGCAGTAGCTATCTCCTTTGCTCGTACCGGGACGTACCCGAGGACCGCCGCCTTTGGCCTTACCAGCCTGCCCGTAGGAGACCTTCTTGCCAGAGGCGGTGACCTTGACTTTAGCTTTGCCTTTTCTCGGTTTAGCCATAAAAAAATTGGGAGCCGACTGCTTACCGGCTCCCAAAAGACCTCAGGGAATTATGCTACGCCAAAGCCTTGACCAGCCATAAACGGATTGAATGTTGCGTATGCAGGCAACAAGTCAAAACGAATCTTCTGGGTGTTGGCATCACCATCTGCGTACTTGCTTACACGGATGCTCATACCGTCTTCGGTAGTCGCAATAGTGTCAGTAGAGTACAGCTTAGGCAGCTTCACAGTACCCATACCAAAAGCCTGCTTAGTAAAGAACAGGTTTGGCTGGTACAGAGTGTTAGAAGCGCTAAGAATGGTGACAACAGCGCCGTTAGCTGGTGCAGCGTCAACAGTATTGTACTGACCGTTCGCTTCGTAGATTGCAGGGCCAGCAACGACAAGGTTGCCTGCACCAGAACCATTCAGAGTTACGTCAGCAGTCACAACGCCTGTCCAAGCTACGTTAGCGCCAGAAGCGTCAATCATAGCTGTGCGGGTGTCTAGGTTTAGACGGTTTACGTCAGCAATAGTCACCATATCGCCAGCCTTCACAACCATATTTGCTTGGAAAGCAGTTACGGCCAAAGTCTGAGTCATAGTGTCTTTTGCTGTGACGTAAGTTGCGTCAGGAGCCGCAGACAAAGTACCTGCACGGTCAGCACCTGTACCAGCAGTAAAGCTAGACAGAGCGTTAGAAGTCAGCGCTCGCATACCGCCAAAGTTCTGCGATACTTGTGCGTTCTCCCACGCTGTGCGAACCAACTGATCTGAAGCGTTCAGACCTTGCTGTACGTTAGCCAGTGCGCTAGTTGTGAAAGGGTTCATCAGGTAGTAGCGTTCTGCCGCAGCAGGAACACCGATTGAATCCATCAACGCACCAGCACCAGCAACATCGCCCCAAGCGTCAACAGCTTGACCGTGCGCTCCGTACTTCAGAGAAGAGTTCTTGAGCATATATGCAGCAAGATCAATCTCCAAATCAGTTACGATTCGGCGAGCCATTGGGTTAAGGATTTGCTCCAACTGATCAAGTTCCAGAGCCTCTTCCACGTTGCCCCATTCGGTAGCTACGGTGAAGTAGTTCTGGACAGTACCAGTTGCTTTACCAGCAATGATGTCGGACTTTGTAGACGATGAAATATCACCGCCAGCAGTACGGATGGAGTTGTAGTCGTGTGGACGTTTGAAGTCTACATTACTACCGCTTGATGGGTTGAATTTGCCGCTAAGAAGCTGCGTATCAACGGTCTTTGTTACAACCCGGCTAGATTCGAAGGCTTCTAAAAATACCCTCGCGACTTTCCGGGTGACGTTACTGCTAAGATTATTAGCCATTTTCGGATCACCTCATTCATTCGAAGACTGCTCCTTTTGGGCCTCGCGCTTTGGGCGCTACACCAGCTTTCGCTGGCTGATCGACCGGATCAGGAGCGGCATTTACTTTAGGTTTCAATGCAGCAGCCTTATCGCGTACATGAGTTGCTATCCGTACAGCAGCTTGCGTCGGAGTCATACTCCGAATCGTGTCTAGCTCGGTCACGTTCTGACTGAGATACTTTGTAATCGCAGGCCCGAGATCGTCATCTAAAATATAGTTGACCACATCGTCCGAGATGCCAAAAGCAGCAACAGCATTACCTGCTGCCTGTAGCTCATCATTCGTTATGCCAAGCTGGACAGCTCGCTGCGAGTAGGTAGCTACCTTCTCGTTCAAAGCCTCCTGCTCTTTCGCTAGCTGTTCCTGCTGCAAACGCTGTGCTTCCTGTTGTTGGAAGCGCTGTTGTGCGTCAAACGCAGCCTGTCTAGCTATGGCCTCATCACGACTTCGGAGCTGACGCTGATACTCCTGATCACTCAGGGCATACGGGTCAGGCTCCTTCGGCACGTTTGGCCTTTCCTGCTTCGGCATCTGCTGCTCTAGGTTCTGCAAGCGCTGTTTTAGCTGCTCAGCTTCTCGCTCTTTCTCCCTGAGCTTGAAGACCTTGTCAGCTATAGCCTTGTCAAAAACCTGTTGCTGCTGTTCGTCGAAAACAGGTTTGGTTTGTTTCTCTTGCTCCTCAGCAGTATCCGGTGATGACTCGGAGCCAGTTTCCTGACCTTCAGTTTCTACCTCTTCAAGCTCTGTTTCAGCCTCATCGAGCGTATCTTCTGGTTCCATCTTACCTTCCGTAAATGCCGTCAAATAAACGGTGACGTTCCGTGCCTCCAAGAAAGCGTGGAGTGCGCTGTAGCCTAACTATACCACATATTGTGCTTTTGCAAGCAATTATTACAAATGCACTTGTTTAACACTTTCGTAAACTTTGCTACAATAATCCTATGAAACTCAAAACTAACAGCTCTCTTAGCCTTGATTGGTACGAAGCGGTTGATAGCGATTGGCAAAACTTTGAAAACGCCGACCTGCTCAACCAGTTAATGATGGACGATGGCGTTGTCTCCGATGACCGATTCATAATTTGTAAGCATTATGAAGAGTTACGGTCTGACCAGCCCTCTTCTAACTAAATCATCTACCATATCTCGCGTAATAATTCCGTGACCTCCGGGAAGGAATGCTTTCATCGTAGGGCTTGAAAGCGCACCTCCTATTGGGAAGTCTCTGCCAGCATCTAACTGTTTCTGCCTAAAATTGTAAAATCCTGTATCTTGTGTTCCAGCTAAAGGATTAAACTCAAATATATTGACCTTTTCAGTATCTCTCAACGCGCCTAATGGTCTACCCATCAGCGCTGATTCATACGAAGGATGGTCTGAATCTAAAAACCTTCGTTCAGCTACAGCTCGCGGATCAAGCTCGTAGATCATGTCTATATCACCGAACACAGGCTGGAATTGAGTTGGATCAGTGACAATAGCTCTTGCTTGTGATCTGCTTAATGATCCAGCGTCCCTAAACTCGTCTAACGCTTTTGTAACCGCTTTTCTATCGCCTCCAAGAGCTTGCAAATACTCAGGAGTAGCGTTATCGATACCAACCCAATCAGGGATTGGCCTCTTGTCATCTGTTTTGCTTCCTGTACCTTCTCGGATGCGCCTATCTAGCGCAATTTTGTCTGACCTGCTCATAACTTGCTGAGCATACGGAACCATGATGTCCGTACTCATCGTTGCAAAGTCCGGGCTTGCCGGTCTCATTCCAAAAGGAATAAACGCTACTGGCCTGCCTCCAAGAGCTTGCGCTGCCTCTGCTCTATTTAGCTGTCCCATCACAGCGCCGGGCGCTGACGCAAACGCAATGCCTCTTTCCAGATTCTGCGGTTGTAACCCGAAATACTTACCGCCTCGCATTACGGCATTTACCGGCACATTGTTGACAGAAGTAACAGTTTCAAGCCCGCTGCGTGATGTATCAGACATTCCGGTGATAAATGGCCTATCAACCAAGTCTTCCGCACTAATTATTGGTGCAGAAGAAACTACTGGATCAGTCATTTCAACAGACATTTCGTTAACAGAGCGCGGATCACCAACTCTCATCAGCAACTCTGTGTCTCTATCTACCTCCGGGATTGCGCCTCCAAATTCACGCAATGCGGAACCTACGGCTAGACCAGTGCCTGTCCTCCCGCCGCCGCTAAAAAAAATTGGATTGCCGCTTTTGTCTAACTTTGGCTCGCCTCGTTCAAACACTTGGTTTCTAGGATCATCTAGCTCTATGTAGCTTGGCCTTTTTGCCAAAACCACGGGCCCAACCTGCAATACTTGCTCGGTCTCTCCTACCGGCTGAAAGGTTTTCTTGTCGTAGAAAAAGCTGCCACGGATAGGATTCATGCCAACCTCTACCCATTGATCAGCATCTGGCGCGGTTCCATTTAGAATATCTCTAACCTGCTGCTCGACTACCTTCGGGTCACGATTCTCCCAAGCGCCATCCATTCTGCCGATGGTAGTCTTGGTAGAAGCGTCCCTAGCAATATCTAAAGCTACCTTTGGCTTTGACGTAAAAGTTACGTTGTTAAGCACAGCAGTCGGGCCATAACCAAGAACAGAGCCAGCCTGCTTGTTGCCCTCGTGGACAGTAGCAATCCAAGTGCCAGCTCTTTCGTAAGCAGGTATATCTAGCCTCGATGACGCAGGAGTCCCATCTGGTATATTTACATTCAAGCCTATAATGCCGCCGGTTCTCTCAGCAGGCTTATCAAGAGCTAATGCAATTTGCTCTAGCGTGGGAACCTCTAATACCTGCCCAATGGTCTCTGGAGGCAACACCCTGCGTACAATCTCGTTGTACTCGCTGACGTTCATCTCTCCATTGTAGACCTTCTCTGCGGCCTCTCTTATCTCGCTCGGCACTTCGCTCTTAAAACCTTGCCTGCCATCTCGATAGGCTTTTGCTGCTTCGGCAGTCACGCCTAATTGGTCTCTGGCTTCTTGCAGATTGCCGCCAAATTGCTCATACGGCCTTACCCGAGCGGCCCTTCCTGCGCGTATACCGGAGCCCATCACAGCGCCCTCAGCCGGGTTACCGCCAAACATTGTAATGGTAGGGTCAAACGCTACAGTCCTGCCGGTCTCAGGATCAAAGTATTCACCGCCTGATGCTGCGGCCCTTGCCTGCTCGGACATATACTCAGCACTGCCAAACAAAGCATCTCGGAGACTTGAACCTACGCCCTGCATAGCCTCTACCTGCTCGTCTGGGCCTCTCAAACCAAAGAACGATGGAGCTTCGTACAAAATATCGCCTAGCGCAGAGAGCCCTCTGCGAGCTGGAGAATAACTAGGATCATACTCAACAGGGCCATACTCAGCAGGTACAGTTTCAGTAATATACTCAACGCCAGTAGGCCCAGCTCCAAAGCCCACAACTTGTGTTGTCTCTGGGCGAATAATCTCTCGACGCTCGCCTGACAAAAACTGAGAAAACGGGCCAAGACCGCCGTACATATACTGACGGTTATTTATTTCTTCCAGAGCAAGCTCTTGGTCTGTTTTAGCCATTACCGGCAATCCTCATCAGCTCAGCGTCAGACATCATAGTCATACGGGCCTTGCGCTCCTGCTCGTCCATCATGTCGGTCATCTTTTCTTGATTGTCTAACTGATCGCCAAATGCCTTGATGTTCGTGTGATCAATGACAGCGCCAGCCTTCTCAGCCTCTACCTGCGCCTTGATGCGATTGGTCTGGGCATTGAAAACATCAACCTGCGTCTTGGCCTGCTGAGCAACTACATCATTCTGATCATTCTGCGCCTGTAGCTGTATCTTCAGCGTTTCGTTCTGCACCTTTTGGGCATCAATCTGGGCCTTCATCATGTCAGCCTGAGCCTTCATTTGCTCTGCCTGTGCAAGCAACATAGCGGGATCAGGAGCCTGTTGGCCCTGCGCCTGCATTGCCATCTTCTGCTGCATTTCGGCCAGCTCTTCCTCAGTCATCTGCGACTGCGGGATCAATCCAGCGGCGATCATCTGTATGCGTTTGCGCTCTGCAATCTGTGACGCGGCAGGCGTAGATATGTTTTGTAGCAGTAGGTCACCAGCAATCTGCATCAGGCTAGGATCAGTCTGAGCCAGCGTTGTGATGGCCTCAATGGTCTCCTGCTGCCGGTTACGGAAACTAGGCCCAGCCCGACAGGTAACGTCATAGGTTCCAACCTGTAGGTCATTCACGGTGACAATCTCGCCTGTGGCGTTGTCGATAACCTTCTGATTGATCGGAACCATGTCATAGGACTCATCCTCTCGGAGTATCCTGACCTGACGCTCTGTGTCGTACACCATAGGAATAGCATCTTTCAGGAGCCTTCCTGTGGCCGCTACAGCAATCTCTATGCTGCGGCTGTACTTGAACGTGCTGTTTGTCCCACGGTCTTGTAGCTGCTTGATAGCGACTCCAGACTGAAGGCCCGGATTGTCACCCATATTGGCAGCAAACATACCAGCCGTCTGGCCAATGATTCCGCGCATCGCCTCAGATATACGGCTCAGTCCGGGATTGACCTGTGCGCCGCCCTGCTGCTGTGGCACGGCTGGTGACTCAGGGTCAACATTGTAGAATTGAACGGGATCAGCGTTGGTATTTAACGTCTGGAGCTGCTTCTCATGCCCTGAAGCCTGCGCCATTGTCATCCAATACTTAGCTCTTGGAGCAAGCGCACCTTCCTCAATCTCACGGGATACGCTGTAGTTCATCACCCGCTGCGGATCAAGCAGCTTCTCTACCACGCCCCAGTAGATAGTCTTGTTCTCGAATATCTTGAAGTTGGCGTAAGCAGGAACCACAGGAATGCGGCAGAATACGGTCTCTTTCTTGTCCTCAAGGAAGTCTTTGGCATCAAAGAACCGCGAGCAAACGTAGTGCTTCTTTCTGGTGCGCCGCTTGACCTCGGTTACGCCAATGGCTGCAAGATCATCTACAACCTTCTCGAAGTCTTCGTTGACCTCATGCACCTGACCATTAGACATCATGACCAGCTCGCGGTCTTCTGACTCAAGGTACAGAAACTCACCAACTACAATGCACTCAGCCTTGTCGTAGTACGCTTCGCCTTCGCGGTCATCGTCTACGCTTTCGCCAGAGCCCTCTGGGAATCTGGACTCGTACTCATCCTTCGCCATTGCGTGAAGCACAAACGCATACCGGCTGTCTGACTTGTCCTGATTCTCAGCAGCAGGATCAAACCACACTCGGTCTACAAAGTTGCCGATATGCTCAATTGCTAGGTCTTGGTCAAAGCTGTTGTCATCAACGTACTTCTGAACCACGCGCCAGCCATCCATACCGCCGATTACCATGTTGCGGGCGCACTGAGCATAGACTGTCTTTGCGTTTGACATCTGCTCGATGTTGCGGATCATGCCATCGTAGGCTATCGCAATATCTTTGGTTGCGTCACCGCCAGCAGGCGATACCTTGATATCGTAGTCTGATTGCTCGATCTCAGAGGCAACCTGATCCACAATTGGATTGACCATATCAAAGGTGTAGCGCGGCTTCGATTCGTTTGAGTTCCACCAGTAGGGCTCCCATTGGCCGTCACGCTTATCCAAGAACAGATGCGCCTCTCTGACGCGCTCACGGTTGTCCTTGTCTGCTTGCTGGCACTTGTCCAGCAGCTCAATCACATCTTGGTGTTCGGAGTAGTCTGCCTTGTAGCTCAGATCATCCTCGGTTGCACCGCGATCTTCTAACTCTTTGCCATCATCATAACTAGCCATATTGCTTCCATCCTGTGAAGTTTATTTCTACAGGTTTGACGGTTTTTATCTTTGGCGAGTGCATAGACATCATGAGAGCATCGCCCATATTCGGTGAAGGTATCGAGTATGGTTTTTTGGCCATCTCAACCTTGCTGAGTATCTGGATTTTACCAGAGTTTGCGCGTTTCAGCGGGATTCTGCAAACCTCAGAGCGTAGCTGCTG